CAATACCCCACTGCCGATGTGCAGGGGTTTTGTGACACTCTTGGGATAGATCGAAAAGAGTTCCTTAAGTCTTTGCTGGGGTGCCGCAGGTTAAATGTACTTGCATGCTCACGGCTGGTATGCGGCTACCAGCCTTAAACTGTTGAGATATCTTACGATATTGCTGAAGGGTTTCAACTGACCAGTCGTGTCCGTTGTCGGCGGCTTCTTTTTGTGCCTCTATCAGCTTCTCCTTTGCACCGTTGTTGACACCGTCTTCGCCGACCGGGATATCTTTGAGTAACGCTTCGGCGATATCCCACTGATCGTATTCGGCGCGCTCCATCGCCTTGAGGGTATTGGGGTACTTAAACGTCATGTTCCTTCTCCGTTTTCCAGGGGAACCGGGTGTATTGCAAACAAAAGTTCCCGTCAAGCGTTATGCCGGACAATGGCGGTCAGTAGCTTTTCGCGCACGGTATCCAATTCCGGTCCTCTGTAGACCAGGGCAAGCCCTTCGAGCCAGCGGCGCAACTCCATTATTGAGTTACCCTTTATCGTGCAGCTACTGTCGTGGATGGTTGCCAGAACCCATTCCACTGTTGTTGTTGTCGGGAACTTGACTTCGCAACTCCACACTCGTTCGTGGGTTCTGTACACCGCGCAGATGGTGGTGTAGGCGTACTTACCGCGACCGCGTACCTGTGTCGGTATCGCCATAAAGCCGAACTTCCGTAACAGTTCCATGTATTCATTTGGTGGTGTCATAGTGATTTTGCTCCATCAAAACAGTTTCTTTCAGGGCATCTTTGATATTGCCAACCGCCGCATCGATTTTGGTGACTGCCGTTGTCCAGTGTTTGATGTAATTCGTTTTAAACCGGGTGTCAGTGAATGCCGCGAACTCGGCGGCGAGATCGGGTCCGCAATCGACACCATCGAGGATTTTGGTACATTCGTTGAGCGCCGCTTGTATTTTCATAAAGCGTTGGTTGCGCTGTGACTGTCGGACATCGTCCAATGACCGTGCCTGCACCATGCCGTGTTTGGTGATGTGTGCTATCGCGCGAGTGACGCCCGGCGGCGAATCCGGGTCTTGCTCCCGTGCGGCGGCACCGACCGGGCGACCGGTTTCTTCGAGACTGAGTGTCCGCAGCGCGCGCACTGGCCGGGCGAATAGCCGGTTGATCTTCGGTTCCGCTGGCGGTCTTGTACGCGGTCGGCCCGGCCCGCGTTTCGGCTGTTCCGCACGCTCTTGCCGACCTTGCCAATTGGCGTGTTTGATGTCTTCCGCCGTCATCTTCTCCTGGTCGGCTTTGGGTACCTTGGTGACGATGGACTCGGCACTACGCAGACCGACTTCGCCGCGCTTGGCCATATTGATGACGTTGTCGGCACCGTGTTGTTTTACCGCACGGGCGGCACCTACCATTGCACGGCTGACACCCATCGCCTTGGCAGCGTCTTCGATCTTGGTGGGAGAGGATATCTCTATAGAGATACCCTCTTTTTTGAACTGGTTGGAGCCGAGTGACAGATTCGCGAGTTCCTCCGCGATAAAGGCCCGTTGCGGTTTGGTCAGATCACGCCGCCGGACATTTTTCGACATCACGAATTTAATCGGATCGTCGCCATCAGTGGGGTCACTGCCGAACTCACGGGTGACTGGTGTTCTGTCGGCATGCTCGCAGGCGCGCCAGCGGTTCTTGCCGTCGAGTAACTCACCGTCGAGCATGATGCAGGGGTCACGCTGTCCATTGTCGTCAATATCAACGGCAAGCTTCTCGATCTCGTCGTCATTCATGTAGGGGAACGCGGCGCACGCCGCGTGAAGATTGGGTAGTGTCATCGTGGGAGCCTCGAAAGAAAAGGGGGCAGGCTTTGCGGAGCCTGCCCCCGAAAGTGTTACCGAAACCTACTGTGCCGCTTCGGCTTCAGCGGGGATCGGATCGATCAGGGTCGGGAACGGCTCGCCCAGTACAAGCTGTAACTCCTTCACGCTCTCGCCGCGAATCATCGCATTGAAAGCGAGAATGGCGTAAGCCAGCCGTTGTGCCGGTGGAACCGGAGTTGCCTTCAGCCCACGCGCAATTTCGGTCTTCCGCAGGAGCGGCGGATCGATCTTTTTGCGCAAGGCGATGACCGGGTGACCTTCGGGCAGGCTCGAATCACTGAGCGCCTGCATAAAGGCATCCACCGCATCGATGCTGTGAGTCTGGGATATTTTCCAGCACAGCACGGTGGCGACCTGGGGATCGAGTCTGGTACGAGCGGACCCGTAATTCTCCTCGATGTAGGTCGCCACCTCCGGTAGATCGGGGTTGTCCTGCACGTAGGCGATCACCTCGCGCGGTGACAATTTGCCGATTGTCCTGGCTCCGTGCCCCGAATAGACGAGCGTGCCCTCGTCCCACTTGTGCGCGTAGGTGTTGATCACCGCGCCCAGGTGTTTCGACAGACCATCGTACCCGGCAGTCTCCAGTGCGTCACCGGGGCTGCGGGGGCGGATGTTGTCGAGGTAGGCGAACAGCATGCCGTCGTCATCCTCGACACCTGTGACGATGTAGGTCCAGAAACCTACCTGCGTCAGGTAGCACGCCCATAGCCGATGCTGACCGTCGCGCAACGAATCATCGTCGCCAAAGATCAGCGGCTGCCCGGTCTTCTTCCACAGGGTATTGGCTAGCTCGCGGGCGTAGGCCACGACCGTGGGGAAGTGAACCGTGCGGTTCTTGCGATTGCGGCGCAGGAACTCTTCGGCCATTTTGGGGGTAACATAATGCCAACCATCGGTGATGGTCAGCGGCGGAAGTGACTCTGATAAGCGCCACTTCTCAAATTTAGTCACGGTGTCCGAGAAGTTACGCGGACCCGCGATCATCAGGTTGAGGCTGAACTTCAGCTTGTCGTCAGCCTGTCCCTTTTCTTCTTCGGCCTTTTTGGCCGCTTCAAGCTCATCGCTCTCCGTCGATTTGAGCTTGTCGTCACCAACTGTAAAGTCAGTCGGGACACCACTCATAGTGTCACCTCATGTTCCCCAGGGATACCGTATCCGAAGCATTAATGCTGGATTTGGGGTTGGGGTGAGGCTATAAATACAGAGACGGGAACCCGGAGTCAATAGGGGGCCGGGTTGCGGGGAGCGTAACGGTTTTTTAACGACTAATCCGCACGCTGGGAACACTATTATGAGGAAATTTGCTCAAGACACAACGGTGCCGATAGCGGGCACAAAGGGTGATATCGCCGCCATTATCGGCAGGTATGGCGGGCGGCTGGAAAATATCGATGAGAGTGTTTCGGGTCGCGTTATTATCTTGTTCAGATCAAACCAAGCGCCGCCGCGTTATCTGCGTGTCACGATGAGTGTGCCGATTATTCCTGCCGATGGTCAGGCGGCGCGGCGCAAGTGGCGCGCCCTGTTCAACGACATAAAATTCAAGTTTGTGTCGGTTGACGAGGGGATCGAAACCTTTGACCAAGCCTTTATGGCGTGGATCATCGGTAAGGATGGACAGACACTTTTCGAGAAGGCGCTTGAACTGCGCCTGTTACCGGTAGCGGGAGATTTGTGATGCATGAGCTTGAATACAAGATACTGAACCTCAGTGAGGAGGTTAGACGCGGGGTGATCAGTGCGCGGAGACTCGTTCGCACGCTGCGGACACTGGCGACGGATGCGCACGATTATATCCCCGATCCGATCCTTAGCTGGAATGAGGATGGCACGCGGAACTATCAGGCCGACCAGGAACGGCGGCTTCACATACTCGGACTTGAAGGAGAGTCCTGATGCTTTGGGTTTTGAAGCATCCCCGGATGACGGCTGAGCATCTGGGGTTGTTGCCGTCGTTGTTGAGTGACACCGACCCGCGCCCGGTCAAGGAACAGATTGAGAGTAATTACAGCTACGGCGGCGGCTGGCAGCCGTTAGCGGGGTTCACCATCAACAAACAAGGTCTGTGTTTCCCCGGCGACCCGCCGATGCGGTTACTGGCCGAGTCGCGTCTGCGCGATGAACGGCTATTGTTTTTTGAGTGTGACTGGTTGGCGGTGGTACAACCCGATGGCAGTTTCCAAGTCAGCCGGATGGATTAGTGACATATGGATTGGGATTGGTGGGCGGATTTTGTGACTAAGGTTATTGTCTTTGGCGGGCTTGTCGTGGCGGCGGTCATGGTGTTACAGTGGGTGTGCCGACATCTGGGAGGGTGACCGTTGCCCCAGCCCCTCATTGATTATACACGGTACAACGGGTATCTGTATAAGGTACTGAAGGATATTGTTGCGGCCTACCAGCGTGGGTACACCCCACGGCAGATTGCCGATGACTTGATTCCCCGGCTTACCGGTTACTACGTTTCAAGTTCGATGGTCACTTACATCTTGCGCCGGGTCGGCGCGATACAGGATTGCTATACAGAACGGTCACCGCAGGAACTGCGGCGCATTGAAATTAATGCCCGGCTCCGTCACCCTGAGTGGTACGGTCTTCCCGAACATTATGGTATGTCTGTGGAGTCACTGGGTCGACCGCTCGACATGGGCGGGCCGCGCGACGTGTGGATCGAACAGTCACCGTGGGACGATCTGTGATGCCGATCGAATGGGCGCAGCTACCCGGAATTGGTGTTAGCGGTTACGGTGATCTTCTCCGTCAGGTGTACCGCCACGGACGGCTGGAGACTTATGATCTGGTTCTCTCCAATTTTGATAATGGTTATGACGACCGGGATGCGGAACAGCGCGACGCTGCCGAACAACGGCGTGTTGATAGTGTGCAAAGGCGTTACCGCAACGCTCATCCACAAAGACCCTACAATGGCGGTGAGCCGCGCAAGCCGCGCAAGCCGCGCGCCAGGAAGCACAAGTTCCGGGTGAAGATCATGCTGCGGGATAAGTACCACAAGCGGCGTGTGAAGATCGAAGCTGACGACGATGTTTAACTGGGAACAGTTCCTCGACAGTCACGGTATCGAAACGACCGTCCGCACCCGTTATGTCACCCGGCACCATATCGGGATCAACTGTCCGTTCTGCGGCGATGACACCGGTTATAATCTGGGTATCGATATCCGCAGCGGGTTCTGGCATTGTTGGCGGGAACCGGTACCGGGTTCCCATTCCGGTCGGTTACCGTATCGGTTGATCGAGGCGTTACTCGGTTGTGGTCGTGCCGTGTCACGACAGATTGTCGAACGCGGTGAGAGTGCCATCGTTGTTAGTGACCGATCGTTTGGTAGTGACATCGGTAGGATGTTGGGTGGCCCCATCAAGATGAGTCACACCGTCACGGCATTAGAGTTCCCGCGCGAGTACCACCGAATTGACTCGCCGCGTGCCAAGCGGTTGTACTACCCATATCTCCAGGGTCGCGGTTACACCGAACGGCAGGTTGATTGGCTGGTTGAGCGGTTCCGGTTGTGTTACGCGATAAAGGGACCATTTGTCTACCGGGTAATCGTACCGGTGTATGTCCGCAATAAGTTGGTCACCTGGACCGGGCGTGCGATCGGTGACGATGAGTTGCGGTACCGTACCCTATCCCACGACCCCGACAATGCGTTGCGCACCGGACTGCCGCAGGCGGTGGTGAACATCAAGCACACATTGTTTGATTGGGATGCGGCGAGCTACGGCGGTCGTACCCTGGTGGTCACCGAGGGGGTGTTCGACGCGATGCGGGTTATTTTCTTTGGCCACGGTTATGGTGTGCAGGCGATCGCGCTCTACGGCAAGCAAGCGACCCCGGAGCAATTGGAGCTTTTGGCGGAACTGATCCCGCGTTACCGCCGCGTTGTGTCTCTCTTAGATGCGGATACCGGGTTGGCCGGATTTATCGGGTTCCCGGAGGATTTCCATATAAAACAATACGATGTACCGAGTGGGGTGAAAGACCCGGCACTCTTGAACCGGGAACAGTTTGGTCGGTTGTTCCTGAGTACCTAAATAACTTGCAATTTAGAGTATCTGTCTGTATGTGTGGCGGTGCAGTAGGGCGTAGGGCAGACGACGCTCCTCCACCTTGCCGGACCATTACGCCGCCCCCCGGCGTTGCCCCCCGGTCGCGACAAGGTAAGTGAGAAGCAGGACCGGTCGTTCTGTCCTCCTAGACTGTCGGGCCGTCCAGCGGCAGCCGCTCTACACTGGACGGGGTTTTCCCTATTGTCAGGTTACTGACCCTATCATAGACTGCGTGCCCTGGTTCCACTTGCATCTAGGAAAGTGGGGCACCAATGACGAATCGCGCTCAGCGTAGCGGCGGTGTGCCGCTTCCTGTTGTCGGCTGGATACACAACTTCGCGGTTAACAACTATTGGCGTGTATCAGCGTTTTACGAACTCGATGATTTGTGTCAGGATGGGTTGGTTTGCGCCGTCAAGTGCCGAAACCGTTACGGGACTCCCGGCGTCGATATCAGTCACCCGCACTTTATGTCGTTGGTACAGACCGCTTTTAACCGGTACCTGATCGACCTGACGCGGCGACAGTTGGTCACCACGATCTATCTCGCCGACCTAGGTGCCGATGAGATAGCGGTGCGGGAGAAATATAGCATCCCGGAGAATCCGCTAGGTGAACTGGCGCGATGTATCGAAGAGCTTCCCGACTACCTGTACCGGGTGATCATGTGCCTACTCACCGATCCTGGGTTTCGGCGATCTCGGCGTGACGAACGTGATCTACGGGCTTTTCTTGTGTGACAGTTGACAACTTTTCTCTTGCATCCCACTTGAGACTCGTTATCAACTGTTCCACTTTTGGTAGGGAGGTAGAGAATCCTATGCGAAACATTGGTAGTCAAGCTGACAGCGATGAACTGTCGTCACTGTACGATCAGATTGTTGATGCCACTGGTATTGAGTTCGATCCCGTCGAGTTTAAGGGCGGGGCCGAGGAGTACAAAAACAATCTGGTCCGTCACTTCGGACACATGCCACCGGAGGAATTTGACGTTTTGTCAGAGGAACTGCGCGATTGGATCAACGAGGCCACCTTGGTCTTCAACGCCAATCGTCGCGCCAAGGATCGGTCACCACTTCCCGATATCGAGGGTATGCCGGAACCGCCGCCGCCCACGAAGGCGCGCCCCAGCCGGGTGATGTTTGAGGAAGACGAAGACGAAGATGAGTCGCCCCCGCCGCCACGGCGTCTACGGGTAGCGGCTGCGCCGCCACCGGAGGATGAAGACGAGCCAGACGACGACCCGGACGACGGCGAACCGGAACCGGAAGAGGAACCGGAGGAGGAGGCCGCCGCGCCGCCGCCACGGGTGGCACGGGGAGCACGGACCCGTGCGCGCGGCAGTGCGACACCAGCAAAGCCCCCGGCACGGGTGGCGCGTGGGGTTGCGGCCGAACCGGCGCGGACACGCGATCCCGATGCGGGGCGGTATGCCAAGGTTATGCCGCACTACCTCAAGGATCGCACGATCGAGATTGAGGAACTCCAAGAGAAGATCGAAAAGACCGATGGAGCCGGTTACTCTCCTACGACACTCGATCGTACCCTGGCGGCATGCCGTAGTGTTGTGGCCTGGGCCGAGCATAACGGTGTCGATTTTAGTCCCGCGCTCAGAAGGTGATTGATGAGGGTTGCGCGTGATCTCTTACTGGCGGTTCTCGAAGCAGCATCACCAGCGTTAGGGACCACGCGCAATCTCGTACCCGGTTTGTCACACTTCTGGTTTGACCGTGAAACGGTCACCGCGTTTAATGATGTACTGGGTATCCGAGTCGTGTTCGCCAGTGACTTCGAAGGCGGGGTCGAGGGGGAACGGTTACTCGGTCTGCTAAAGAACAGTACTGCAAAAAATGTCACTCTCACCTCCAGGACCGGTGGTCGGAAACCGGTTCTTCATGTCGAGGTCGGTACTGCCGGTGTCACCCTGCCAATGCGCCCGGTGACCGAGTCACTATTCAAGGAACAGTTCCCCGATCACTCTGGCAGCGCGATTAGTCAGGAACTGATCGACGCGCTCAAGCTCACTATGTTGTCGTGTGTCAGTAAGAAACTGGCATCAGCGGCAGAGCGTGGTGTGACTCTTATTCAGACAGACACCGTGCTTGACGCCTACACCACCGATGATGCGACAGTGTCGTGGGCACGGGTCAAGGATAGTGCCTTGTTCCCGACCGCACACGGACGCGCGTTGTGGCCGAGAGAGTTTTGTGACTATTTCATTAGACACTTTACCCACGGTACCATAGTCGCGATGACCGATGATGCGGTGTGGGCGTATGGTGGCGTAAAGTACCAATCCGATCCCTTGATGGTGACGGTGTACGCGAAGTTGATCGAGGGGAGTACCTCCGACTTCCCCGGCTTTGTCCGGCGGTACCAGGGTGAGGCGGCAACCGCGTTTAAGATACCGGATGAGTTGACCCGCGCCTTGTCGCGCGCGGCGGTGATGATACCGGACAAGACACTGATCGAGCTTGAAGTCACTGGGTTGGACGACACCAGCGTCCTGCGGCTTTACTGCAACAGTGCAGCCGGTGAGTTTGACGACCTTGTCGAAATCGATGCCAACGGTCATACTGAACTGACGGTCAAGGCCGATGTCGCGTTGATCCGGCGCGCCCTGGCAGGCCGCACTTCCCTGGCGCTGACCCGTGATAGTGTCGTATTGACCGGCCCGCCGGGCTTTTTTCACTTTATTTCTGTCCGTCGCTAAGGTTCTCGTTAAGTTCACTGCCACTCCCACGTATAATTAAGTAGGGAGGGCAAGACATATGGGCTTTGCGGGTGCGCTTGGCTTGGTCCCGGCTGACAATGGGACGATCACCAATAATAAGAGTGTTGTCAGTGACCGGCTCCTACACCAGTTGGGGTGTCGGGCATGTCCGCTCAATCATGCGCCGGGGCTGCGCTCACCAAAGATGCCCGCGACCGGCGCGCGCGAGCCGGTGGTGTACATTATCGGCGAGGCTCCCGGTCGGGTCGAGGATGAGGAGGGCTATCAGTTTGTCGGCGAATCCGGTGACCTGTTGCGCCCCTACATCCCGGACAAGTTCCAAAAGCATATCCGCTGGAACAACATTCTAAACTGTAGACCGCCGGACAACCGTGATCCCGATCGGATTGAGCGGGAGTGCTTTCCTGGCAATATTGATTTGAAGCTGACTTCTGGAATTAGGAAGTTGTATCGCAGGCGGTATTCTGGGGAGATGTACGAGATAGTTACGGCTTCAGGTGACTTCCTCTCCGTTACCCCGAATCACCCTATCTTTGCACACAATGGACTCTCCGCTGCGAACACTCTCGTAGTAGGAGATTATATAAAGAAGTGCACCCATGAGAATTCGGTTTTTTCTCGGTATCCAGATATACAGGGTTCCCCAACCTCTCTTGAAGAGGTGTTCAGCACGTTTTCTCAGTATGGGAGTGTTACTAGGGTTTTGGGAAGTCGTAATGACTTCCACAGCGATGGGGAAGAGTCCTATGTCGATATTATAGATACCAACAGCTTGTTGTGGGATCGGATCGTAGCCTCTGGTGACAAGAAACTTTACGACTTCTTCCTCGCCGCGACCGGTTCTGATACGGCTGACTTCGTGGTTTTGAGCGCGTTTAGTGAACATTTCCTGGGTGAACCCACATCCTCCTGGTCTGCCGCAACGAGAATTCCTTTCTTCTGTGGTGTGGATGTTGTACCAAGCGTTCATAGCCTGGGACTTGTTTCTAAGCTTGACCCCGTTTTCTATCAGGAACGATCTTATGGTATCGGCGGAAACACCCTCAAATCTACCGAGTGCATCGATGCTGACTCCAGAAATGTAACCCTCGATCAAATTGTCTCCATTCGCAAATACATGTTTTCTGGTCATGTCTATAACCTCGAAACGGATGATAACAGGTATCTAGCAAATAACTTTTTTGTTAGCAACTGTTGTCGACCACGGATCGAGCATGACATTGTACTGACCAAACCGGATGCGATCTTTGGCATGGGGGCGCAGCCGTTGTCCTGGGCCGGGCGGATCGGCGGTATCTATCAGTGGCGCGGTCGCAGGTTCCCGATCAAGGTTGGTGACCATCTATGTTGGTACTACCCGATGCTGCATCCGGCGGGTATCATCCACCAACGGCGCGCCGGTTGGCGCAGTGCCAATGATGACGAGTTCGCTTTGGAACTCGATTTGCGCCGGGCATTTGCCGAGGTTGCCGCCGGGTTGCCAGAACCCATTGTCCATACAGAGGAATTTGCCAAGAGTAACATTGTTTGTGTCACCGGTCGTCGGCGTGACGACCTTGACTACCTATTGGAGTTCCTCAAATACGCCAGTGCGCAGCGGGTAACTGGTGTCGATTACGAGACACAAAACCTGCGTCCGTATAACACCGATTCGGAGATACTCACCGCTGCGGTGGCGACCGAGGACGAAACGGTGGCGTTTGCTTACCGTCACCCCGATGCTGGATGGAGTGACCGCCAGTTAAACGCGGTTGATGACGCCTGGATGAAGTTCCTTCAGTCACGCGCCAAGAAGGCGGTGCACCAACTGTCATTTGAGATGGAGTGGACATGTTACTTTTACGGTAACGAGTTCGCCCGGTCGGTTCCTTGGGAAGATACGATGACCCAGGCTTATGTGATTGATGAGCGGGTCGGTGACACCAAGCCGGGTGCATTGTCACTCGAATGGCTGACGCAGCAACACTTCGGGGTCAACATCAAAAAGTTGTCACCGAAGATGAACAAGGCGAGAATGCGAGATGAGAGTCTTGAAACGTTACTTCCTTACAATGGCATTGATGCCAAATATCACCGGTTGGTCTATCTGGCACAAAGCGCCACCATCAAAGAAGCTGACCTTGTGGCAGTGTATGAAGAAAAGGTACGCCAAGTTCCAACAGTGGTGCTCACGCAGCTTAAGGGTATCCCGCTCGATGCAGTGGTAAACACCGAGTTACGGCGGGAGTATGCGCGTAAGCTGGCCAAGGCTAAGGAACAGGTACAGTCACTGCCGGAAGCCCAAGAGTTCAAGAAACTCGCCCGCGAGGAGTTCAATCCGGGATCACCGCAACATGTCATCATTATGCTGCGTGACATCCTCAAGACCCGCGCCGGGCAGGAGGGTCCAGGCTGGTCGACCAAGGAAGCGGTGCTGAAGGAAGTCAAGCACCCGATGTCACGGGCAATCTTGAACTACCGCAAGGTACAGAAAATCAAAGGTACCTACGTCGACCCGTATTCACCGGACGGTCCGAACGTATATCCCGGTAACATTATCCACACCAATCTCGGTACCTGTTTCACCGAAACCGGTCGGCTCAACTCCGAAGACCCCAATATCCAGAATGTGCCAGCCAGAGAGGATGAGGCCAAAAAGGTACGCAGGCAGATTGCTTCCAAGGTGATGGCGTCGTTTGATTATGGGCAGATCGATGCGCGGATCATTGCCTGCGGCTCGCGTGACCGTCACTACTGCAAGGCGCTCTGGGAAGATTACGACATCCACATGGAGTGGGCGGAACGAATCGCTCACACAGTGCCCCGGCTGGTCGGTGGCAAGAAGGGGCTTAAAGACCCAAAGGTGATGGGTGACTTCCGCCAGAACGTCAAGTCGGTATGGGTGTTCGCGCTGTTCTATGGTGCCGCATTGTGGTCTACCGCCAAGCGGTTGGAATGTGAGGAACGGGAACTGACCAAACTGTACGACGAGTTTTGGACACAGTTTGCCGGTGTCCGTAAGTGGCAGGACGAAATCGGCAAGCAGTTCCACAAGCTTGGGTACGTGCAGTTGTTTGGCGGGTTACGGCGTCACGCACCGCTGGGTCATGGTCAGCAAATCAACACCCCGGTACAGGGTGCTACCAACCGGATCGTTATGTTGGGGATGAACCGACTTAGTGAAACCGGTGACCCGCTGTTGCAGGCAAACATGCAGATACACGATGACCTGACATTCTGTTTCAATTCGCACCGTACCTACGAAGACTCCATGCCACGGATACTCGACATCATGCTCGATGGCCGCGAGTTCGATTGGTTCGCGGTACCGCTCATCGCCGAGGTGAAGACCGGTTCCAATTGGGCCGAGATGATCAAGGTCGGTAACTTTTCTAGTGTCGAACGGCTGGGTTGGCCACAACGAGCGAAGGAGTTTGTGTGATGGCACGGTCATTCACTGATCCCCGCCGACTCTATCGGAGCGGCGCTTCTGACAGTTCGCGTGAAGTGGCTGAGAAGACTACTGTCATTGATGACTGTTTAGCGTTGCTTGAGATTTATGCGGAACATGGCGCACTGATCCCGCAGGACGCTTATATTCTGGCCGGTTTCCGATCAGATATGAAAGGTAACCAACCGCGTTGTAGTGACTTACTCAATTTTGGATGTACCGAGCGGACTGGGAAGAAGGGTGTTACCAAATCAGGGAACAAGGCTGATTTGGCCCGAATCACCGATCTCGGTCAAGAGTGTCGCGGTGACCCAGATAAGCTAAAGAAGTTGAAACAGATACACCGGGAAAAGACCAAGGCTAAGCGAGTCATTATGGAAAGTGATGTGACACCGGAAAAGGTGATAGCCAGCAAGGCCGAGATTCTCGGCCGGGAAGAGACATTACAGAACCGGTACCGACCGGCGTTTCTTGATGAGATACTCGGACACGACGAGGTTATTGCAGCGATCAAAGCGGCGATCAAAGCCGGTGAGCGCGCGTTCGTCCTAACCGGGATATCGGGTGTCGGTAAGACGACGATGGCATTGCGGTTTGCCGAGGAGGTGATCGGCGCGTCGGGGGATCAGATTATACCGCTGGACGCCGCCAAGTTTAATGGTGTCGAAACGATGACGACGTTGTCGGATACAGTCGAGCGTCACCGCGACCACCCGTTCTTGACCGGTGGTCTGCGGGTGTATATTCTCGATGAAGTCCACGCGATAACCAAAGCTGGTTGGAGTGTGCTACTAAACGCGCTCGAAAATCTGCCGCCGGGTTGGTACTTCTTCTTGTTGACTAACGACCTAGATAAGGTACCTCCTGAGATAAAGTCACAACGCTGCGCGGTGTTTGAGTTACTGCCGGTACCGACCAACGACACAGTCAAGATACTTAAGGACGTGGTGCACTGCGAGGGGTGGTCAACACCAAAAGAGATAATCGGTTTGTGTGCGCGAGAGTCACTCGGTTCACCGCGCCGCGCCATTACGCATCTTGGAGCTTGTTACCACTGCACCGACCGCGATCAGGCAGCGAGATTGATCCGCGCCGCAGTGACAAAGACACAAGGTGACTGGGGGTACAAGCTGGCGCAGGCGTTACAGACACCGATGCGATCGGCGCTTCAACGAATCTTGCGCGATGCGAGGGAAGCAAAAGAACATCCTGAAGGTATGCGCCGGGTGGTTTGTATTTTTTACGAGACAGTGGGTTTGAACGCCAAGGATGATCGGACGTGGTCATACGCCGAGATGGTGTTAAACAATTTCGCGGATGTAGTGACAGACTCTTACCAGTTACTTTTGGCAGCCATGCGGACACTACGGGAGGCTAACAATGGCAAATGACCAACGTGAGCATGAGGCTTACGAAGACCTTTGTGCTTCGCGGGATCAGATTAATCATCTGTCACTCGGAGAGAGTATCCTTGAGCAACCGCAGTTGTTTGGTCACTGCGCGTCATGGTGCGCGCATGTCATCGCTCGCCGTGATGCGCTCAAGGATAACATCCAGGACACCGAGTCTGCGGTTGAGTTACGGGTGCGGAACGAGATCGCCGAGTCCGGCGAGAAGACCACCGAAGGCAAGGTTGCCGCGATGGTCCGGGTGGACCCCGAGGTGAAGGAAGCCCGTAAGCGGTGGCACAAGGCTAAGGAAGTTGCTGATCGGTGGACGTACCTGTTGGACTCCTACAAACAGCGATCCTATTCGCTCACCCAGTATGTCAACTGGCGGGCCGGTGACTATGTTGACGAGAAGATGGGGCATACCCCCACAGCGTCGCGGGCGTCACTCAGTAGAAGGATGCGACAATGACACCGATCTTCATTGTCACTGGCTACCTGTTCCTGATGGTCAGTGTCTATGTTGCTGGCTACCTCGCGTCATGCGGCTGGCATCGAGCCAAGCGCGAGTCACTTAACAAGATGATGCAGGAGGTGACACATGGCTAGAGGTGCAACACGACGGCGTGAGTTTGACTACCAACCACCGAGTTACGAACAAACGGTGGAGCGTGCCGATCGGCAAGGCTCGATGTATGACAACCTGTTCAAGTCGGTGAAGACCTACAAAGCGGCCGAGGGACGCAACATCGTGCGTATCCTGCCGCCGACCTGGAAGGGAGCGGCCCATTACGGGTTGCCGATCTGGGTACATTATGGTGTCGGTCCCAAGGAAGCGGCGTATCTCTGCCTGCGGGAAAACAAAACGTCACCACACAAGCGGTGTCCGCTTTGTGAGGAACTGTACAATCTCGGTGCGCGGGCAACACCCGATGACCGCAAGGCATTGTTACCGACACAGAGCATTCTCTATTACATCCTCGACCGGAACCAACCGCAGAGCGGTGTCATGTTGTGGCGAGTATCGGGTACCGCTGACAGTGAAATCGCGGCACAGAGTGTCAATCGTCGTAAGGGTAGTGTGCTCAATATCGTGGACCCGGAGCATGGTTACGACCTGGAGTTCCTGCGCACCGGCCAGAAGCTGAATACCCGGTACCGGGGGTATCAGGTGGTCCGTGAAGAGAGTCCTATGTGCGAGGACGATCGGACTTATGAGGAGGTGCTCGACTTCATTTTCGACAACCCGTTGCCGGGGGTACTGAACTTCTATCGGCCGGAACATATCGAGGGCGTGTATTCCGGCAAGGTTGGAGGTGACGAAGAAGATGACACTAGCGGTCGCGATCGTGGCCGT